TCGGACGATTAGCTCAGATGGTTAGAGCGCTGTCTCGACACGGCAGAGGCCGGGGGTTCGATCCCCTCATCGTCCATTCGGTGTAGCTCAACTTTCAGAGCCTCTGGCCTAAACCCAGACGATACGGGTGAGAATCCCGTCGCCGGAATCAGTGGGTGAAGTGTTACGGTAGCACCGGGGCTTTGGAGGCTTCTAGCCGGGGTTCGACTCCCCGCACCCGCACTGTAGTACAGTCGCTCGGCTCTGCCAAGTCGGCGAAAAACCCGTGGCAGCGGGAACAAGTGCGAGGGCCTGTGATGCCCTCGCGGCGGCTGATTACAACCCCTGGGTATGGCGCAGCTTGGTAGCGCGCTCCGTTCGGATCGGAGAGGCCGCAGGTTCAAATCCTGCTATCCAGATTCACGCATCGGTGGTGGAATTGGCATACACGCTGTCTTGAGGGGGCAGTGCCGAAAGGATTGAGGGTTCGAATCCCTCTCGATGCATACAGGGTGTGGCCTAGTCTGGTTTAGGGCAGCGGTCTGGGAGACCGAAGAGCGTAGGTTCAAATCCTACCATCCTGATGAAGTACCAAGCCGGAGTGATGGAATGGTAGACGTGCGGGCCTTAGAAGCCCGTGTCCTAACGGACGTGTGGGTTCGAGTCCCACCTTCGGCATGAAGTACATGGGTCTGTGGTGGAATTGGCAGACATGCGGTCCTCAGAAGGCCGTGCCGCAAGGCGTGTGGGTTCGAGTCCCACCAGGCCCACTCTAAATACGCGCCCGTGGTGGAATGGCATACACGGCAGGCTCAAACCCTGTTGCCGAAAGGCTTGAGAGTTCGAATCTCTCCGGGCGTACTGAGGATAGGCGTGTATCAAATCATGCCGTCCTCGTTAGAGACCTTGTAGCTCAGTGGATAGAGCGCTGCCCTGCGAAGGCAGAGGTCATGGGTTCGAATCCCATCTTGGTCACTACAAAATGTCCTTGCCGGTGGATCCGGACTCTGGCCTTCGAAGCCGGGTGGCAGAGTTCGATTCTCTGTGGGGGCACTGAAGGAGCGTTAGCTTAGTTCGGTTCAAAGCGCCTGCCTGTCACGCAGGAGATCGCGGGTTCGAATCCCGTACGTTCCGCTCGAAGGTCCATTGGAGAAGTGGTTATCTCGCCATCCTGTCACGATGGAGATCATGGGTTCGAAACCCATATGGACCGCTGTGGCCGTGGTGTAAAGGTTAGCCCTCCGGGATGTGACCCCGGCAGTGAGGGTTCGAGTCCCTCCGGTCACCTGTACAACCCAGTTCGGCTATACTGGGGTAAGCAAAATGGCCTCCCATGGAGGATTGGTGTAATGGGAACACAACGGCTTCCAAACCCGTTGATGTGGGTTCGATTCCTACATCCTCTGCCTGATACGGCCTTGTAGCTCAACTGGACAGAGCGACCGCCTCCTAAGCGGTAGGCTGTGAGTTCGAATCTCACCTTGGTCATGCGGCGGTGTAGCTCAGTGGCAGAGCGGTGCTTTCATACGGCACGCGTCAGAAGTTCGATTCTTCTCATCGCTATAGTCTCCGTCTGTGGATCGGACGCTTGGACTTCTAATCCGAGGCGCGAGGGTTCGATTCCCTCCGGGGGCACTAACAACGCGGGATGGAGCAGTCTGGTAGCTCGGTGGCCTCATAAGCCACAGGTCGGGGGTTCAAATCCCTCTCCCGCCATTTACGCACCGTTCGTCTAGTCCGGTCTAGGACGCTAGTCTCTCACACTAGTAACACGGGTTCGAATCCCGTACGGTGTACTCGCGGAGTAGAGCAGTCTGGTAGCTCGTCGGCCTCATAAGCCGAAGGACGCATTCAAGTGGTTCAAATCCCGCCTCCGCTATACACTACCTCGCGAAGGTAGACTAACTGGTCAAGTCCCCAGTCTTTCAAACTGGATGATGCGGGTTCGAATCCCGTCCTTCGTACTACAGCCCCGCTTCGGCGGGGCTTTTTTTTTCTGCCTATATGCCTAGGAATAGGATATCCTAGAGTGATGGCCTGGAAGGATAAGGAAACGATGCGGGCGTACTTCAAGAATAGGTACGACGCCAACGTTGAGTTCATCGCTAGATACAAGATCGAGCAGGGATGTGCAGATTGCGGTTGCAATGAGCACCATGCCATGCTAGAGTTCGACCACATCATGCCACGGCTGCGAGGAACTGTTGCTTCGCAGATGGGCAAGAGCCTAAAAGTGATCATGGAGGAAGTTGCCCGCTGCGAAGTTGTGTGCGGCAACTGCCACAACATGCGAACATGGCGTCGTAATCAAGAAAGGATCCACATGTGTGTTCATTAGGTAACTAACCGAAGGAGCATCACATGCACCACAAGCGTCGTTCCCGCCGCCGCGACAAGCGCGTCATGGCACCGTGCGGATGCTGCGAGGTTTTCGCAAGCCCTGCCCGACGCCCTCCCGTCGAAAGCGAGATTTGCAACGGTAAGTCACGCTCCAAGCGTAAGCGCCCTAAGAAGGAGCGCTGCCCTGTCAACGGTAAGCACGAGTGGTATTACGAGTGGATCACTCAGACCACACCGCTCTACGTGTACTACCGTGACTGGAACTGGACGCCTAGGCGCGAGTACAACTACCGCATCAAGAAGGCGACTTGCATCCATTGCTGGACCCAGAAGCGCGTGAAAACTCGCGACGAGAACGCTCATCCGTGGCGCTCGCGGCCTCGCAAGTTGCCGAAGCGAAAGGTCAACCTCAACTAGAAGTCTAGACTTTGTGCTACACTCATGCTGCGACAGAAAATAGGCATGGGGGTGCGCTATGGGACCGCTGGAATTTCCAGCGGTCCTCTGTCTTTTAGGGTACCTCGAAGCATCCAGACTGGTAAAGACAGCCCGCTGCGTCGATGTCATATGTGATGAAAACGTCACCTGATTGAGGCTTGCGCTTCGGACTGACTTCATTTCCGCAGGGTCCGCAAAGCTGAGCCAGTGTGTAGCCGCCCCAGGAACCGAACCATTGCCCGCCGCCGCCCTCGATTAGCCTGTTAGCTTCCTTGTCCACGACGCGCTTCCCGCAACGGAAGCAGATTTCCCAATCTAGCTCTTCTTGCTCTAGGTGCGAAGCAAGCTCGCGCTCGTATTCCTGAAGGGCTGCATCTTCTAGTAGCAGATCATCTTCGCGTAGATAAGCAGCGCGCGCCTTCTCAATGCGATCCACACGGGCCGCTGCGTAGTCTTCTACCGCCATCTAATTGGACTGGACTCGTCGTGGACTACGACGACCTTCTTTGGGGCGTCGTTTCTAATTGCGGCGGCCAGATTCGATGCGAACAGAAGTTCTACCTCATCGCCGTGAAAGGTGAACTTCACGCCTTCCACAGGGATCCAGCCTTCGGACTCAAGCCGCTCGCGAAGCTCGTTCGCAATCTTGAGCTTGTATTCGGTGTAGCCGTCATCCATCTAGTCATCAGTCCTCGTTTCTGTCATACGGTCTTCGATGAGCCTGACAAGGTCACCAAGCGACCGACCGAGGATCATGTCCTCTGGCTGCTCGTAAAGATCCTTCCAGATGATTTCGTTGGTTTCGGTGTCAACCAAGACATCGAATGTATCCCAACTGCTCCACTTGTGGCAGAGATCTTCAGGGTCATGGTAGCCCTCTAGGAGGGCTTGTTCTGAGTCGCGCACAATAAATCGTTTCATAGATGATCCTTTACTAGTAGTTCAGAGAAATCGGATTCGAATCGGTGCATCTTTCGGAACTGATGCCAGTCACCGTGGAAGTTACCCGTCGCTGACGACGCCATCGGGATCCCCTTTGCCTGGGCCTGATGTTCTGTGGGAGACCAATGCCCATTGGCGGTGAGGCCGCCGTAGCGGCCGATGGAATCCATCAGGCTCTCATCGAGAGCGTGAGTGTCGAATGAGACTCGCGCGCAGCGACCTGCCGACGCCGAGGGCAGCGGTAGAGGCGCACTAGAGAACATCGCGGTATCGAGATCATCGGGGTAGATGAGCGGTAGGTGCCACTCATCGACGCCAAGCTGCTTCGGCTGATGCGTGCGATACTCGTGCAGCATCATGTCGGCGATGATCTTGAATTCCGGCTGCGCGTCCTGATGTGTGCGAAGCGCGAAGAAATTCGCCCAATGCGTGCCGCTGGCGATCACAGTGTGCCACATGAACGGCTCAAGCAGTCGGTTGATGCGTGCCTTATCGACGTTGAGTTCGACTAGCTTTTGGGCGTGCCTTACGGCATCATCGCGAGCGTCTAGCCACGTCTCTACACACTCAAGCTGGTTCTCGTTGAGTGTGCCGGATCCCATTCCTTTTACACGCGTGCCGAACTCTGGAACGAACGGACCAGTCAATAGCCGGTCGATTTGCTTCTCAGGCGGGATGGCGCGCGAGGAAGCCGAGTTGCGAGAGAGGATCCTATGCGTGTTGAATTCAGCCAGGATGAACCTCGGGAATGTGACTTCGAACGTGGTGAGTCTAACTCCCAGCGGTGATAGTGAATCAGCTAGAGTTCTAACGCTGTAGTCGAGGTTCACGCTAGGTTCCACTCCGCTTCGGTCAGGATTCTGATGGCTTCGTTCACGTTTTCTTGCGCGGGCTGCCAGCGATCCTTGAGTCGCTTGTTCTCAGTGCGCAAAGTCTCAACCTCGGAATGAAGGTTACGTACTTGCTCAACGTGAGCGGCCAGGCGCTTGGAAGCCGTGGCGATTTCGTTACGGGCGTCCACGACGGCCTCCCGCAGCTTGACGGTGTCAGGATCCCCAACAGACTCATGAAGGAAGATGAACGTACCGTTCTTGAGTTGGTGCCCTGCTTTTGTGTACCGATGCCTGCGCCAGTTCTCAGCGTTCACGTCGTCGCCGGTTTCGATGACTTCGTAGCCGGTCCTGAGATTGTGATTGTCGATGGGGATTACGGTGTTGTGCTTCGGGCCGCCGATCAGTAGCGCCCGCAGGGGCAGATTCCAGTTGTAGGACATGGGGGTTTCCTTAGGTCTTTGGCTTGCGTGCCATCATTTTCCAGAGCCGACGCCGTTGAGCCTGAAGCTCCTTCGATGTCTGCCTGACCCGGTCTGTGATCTCTTCATGCGCGGTCGTGGAATTCTTAGAGGATGCCTGCCCTAGCCAGGATCGAAGAGGCTTCATGGCCTTCTTGAGTCTGGCGGTGGCTTCCTGTAGGTCATGCTCGCGCTGCTTGGACCCTTTTGAGGATCGGCGAGCGTGGTACTCCCGTACGTCCTTCGCATGGCGTGCGGCAAGCTCTGCCGCCTTGAGATCTCGTTCAATCTGTAGCTCATTCGCCATGAAGAGAATCGTACCACATCTTCGACAGGATCCGTACCACGCGTACCACCGGTATTTAGCGCGTCAGTGGGACTCCAAGTGGGACGAATGTGGGTTTTCGATTTGGCTCTGTGCCTGGGATTCCACCACTTGCGACTTTGGGAGCCTATAGATGGTTCCAAGTCGGAGTGGGGAGGTCCCACATTTCCCGTATTGGCTTCGTACCACTTGCGATGGCACGGCCGACCGTAGACTTTCTGGCCGTGGGTATCCTAGATCTAGTTCGAGCACAAGACGCAGCGTCGGGCAAGGCCATCACGTACGCGCCAGAGTTGGTTCCCGGACCTACTCAGCCAGCCTCCGTGGGCGGACCCGTCCGTTTGCGCACGCCGTTCGGTCAGCGAACCGCCGCTCGCCACCTGGCGGCCTACGGCGGTAAGACAGACGCCATCGATTGGGTGATGGACTGCGTGCGCCTGATCACCGAGACCGCGTCCAACGCGGAGTGGCATTTTGAGAAGAAGGGCGTCAAGTACCTGCCGGAGGATATGCGGACGCCAACGACGCCGGATGAGATCAAGACGGCTCCGCTGATGCTCTCGAACCTATTCGAAGAGCCGAACCCGTACATGCGCTACCGCGAGTTGATCGAACTCACACTGATCGATTACCTACTCACAGGCAACGCTTATTGGTTCAAGTGGCGCACAAATGATGAGGGGCAGCCGCTGTCGGTCTACCGCCTCGCGCCTCCGCTGGTGAAGGTTGTGCCCGACGAGTGGGGCATCTACAGCTACGAATACGCGGTGCCAGGCACTGGCAAGCTGAAGATCATGCCGGAGAACATGATGCACTTCCGTGCGCCGAACCCGCACGATCCTTACTACGGTCTAGGCGTCATCCAGGGCGGCGCTCGTATGCTCGACCTTGAGCTTGCGTTGGTAGAGACTCAGGCAAGCTACTACGAAAAGCGCGCGCAGCCGTCGATGGTCGTGCAGTCAGAGCGCCGCGTCCCGAAGGACGTGTTCAAGCGTCTTCAGAATCAGCTACGCGCAATGTACGGTGGCCCGCGCAATGCCGGAGCGATGATGGTACTGGAAGCGGGCCTGAAGTACCAGTCGATCTCACCGTCAGCGCTCGAAGCAGCGTTCAAGGACATGAACGACCAGTCCCGCGACCGTATCCTGGCGATGTTTCGTGTGCCCGCCTCGTTGCTGGGCATGCCAACCAGCGCTTCGCGACCGCAGGACGACCAGCGCATCTTCGACAACAAGACCATGCGTCCGCTGCTGAACAAGCTTCAGGAGGCGATCTCGTTCGGCATCACGAAGTCGTGGGATATGGACTTCAAGATCGACTATGAGTACATCATGCCGCCTGAGGACCGCATCAGGCTGGCGTCCAGCTTTGCGGCCTTGCCAGGAGTCAGGATCCGCGAGGTTCGCGAGTACGCCAACCTTGACCCGCTCGGCGATGAGCGCGACGACATGGTCATCAACATGCCTGGCGAGGACGGCACCGCTGAGGACACGCACGCGGGCTTCCCGGACAACAACCAGTCTAACGAGCAGGGCAGGCCGCCGAATCCGTCCAACACGGTAGCCTTCCCGGAGCCTGGGCAGCAGCCGCGCGCGGGCGCTCGGGTCTCGCTGGCCGCAGCCCGCTCGACCGGTAAGGCCGTGCAGGATCTGACGATGGAAGAGATCCGCGAACGCCTGGCGAAGGCGGCCGAAGGTAAGGCCGAGGAACCGACTCGTCGCGATCTGGCGTCTAGGATCATCGCGCCGGATGACACGCTGCTCGAAGATCGCACCGCCGCCGTGGACGCTGTCGCTGACTCGCTGCGCGAAGAGATCCTGACAGCCGTGCATCAGCTAGAGCGTGGCCTGCTGGACACGCTAGAGAACGCGGTAGACGGAAAGGCACCAGGCGACCGTATTCGCTCCAAGCTGCGCAAGAGCGAAGCGTGGAAGACCTTCATGGCGGCGATGAGCGCGGCGATGGAGAAGGCGACCAAGTCGGCGCTGTCCAGCGCGGTCATTCAGCAGGGCCGCCTTGGGCGACAGCCCGACGAGGACATTGACTACGACGCGCTCGCGCGCGAGATCGTCTTCCGCTCTGGCGGCGTCCGCAAGATCACGGCCAACATGCGCGACGAGGTTGCCCGCAAGGTAGCCAAGGCGCTTGAAGAGGGCGAGACTCGCTTTGACCTTGAGCGCGCGATCCGCGAAGTCGTTGACTTTTGGCGCGAGACCCACGCGGAGACCGTGGCCCTAACTGAAGCCACGCTCGCCTACAACGAAGGAACCCTACACATCGCTGAATTGATGGGCGACTCGCACGTCTACGTGTTCGACGGCGACGACCACGATGAGCCGTGTGTAGAGGCTAACGGATCGGTCTGGACAATCGAGCAGGCGCGCGAGCGACGCCTTGAGCATCCGCGCTGCCGACGCGCATTTACGGCAGTCTCTGTGCCGCCTGAGGATGTAGTCTAGGGCCATGGCAACCAGAGGACGAAAGAAGCGCAAGCGTAAGCCAGGCGCTCGAACAGGCGTAGGGGTCAAGGCCCACACTCGTACTCCGCGAGGACCAGACAGCAAGGGCGGTAAGCGCAAGCCGACCGTCCGCGTCGATCCTTACCAGCGCGGTAAGCCGAAGGCTGCCAAGGCTAAGAGCGGTACCGACCGGCGCAAGCGCCGCAAGAAGAAGCGCCGCTAACCTTCATCTACCAAGCTTGGTAGACTTTATAGATGCCTAAGAGCGCCCTACCAGACGACGTTGTCGAAACCGGCTACGTGTTGATCTCAGTCGGACTGGACGAAAGCGGCGTTGCGGTGGGCTACGACTATGAGGGCCTGCCACCGGAACAGGCAATCGGCTATCTGATTGCGTTTTCGGACATCCTGCGGGAAGAATCCAAGCTGGCAATGCTTGGTCTAGGTATTGTCCTAGATGACGATGAAGATTTTGAGGAAGGCGAGGATCCGGAATGATCCATACAAACCAGAGAGTCATCTACTCGCCCGACGAGTGGAACAGCCTCACGGCTGATATCGACCGCCAAAGCGGTGCCATCCTTCCAGAGATTTGCAAGGGTGTGCCGCTGACCTTTACGGCGCGTAAGGGCGTCGCTACGGCCAAGGGGTCGCAGACCCAAAGTTGCCACTGCGGCAATGCTTCGAAAGCTGTTGTTCCATACGAGCCTGCGGTGCCCGCTAACAAACTGGACAGCGTTCGCCAGCGCGGCGGTGGATTGGTTCAGATCTGTCTTGTCTGCGATGTCGCGGGCGCAATGCCGCGATTTTCAGACAACGTAGAGTTCGTGCCGATGGACGAGGACGATGGCTTTGCCCTCTAGCCTCGGTACGTTCACATATCTTGCTCTTGGCCTGGCTATCACGGCAGGCACATTGGAGCATGTCGTGGTTGCGTACGTAGCCATCGGCTTGGCCGTACTCAACGAAATCCTGCGAGCAATCGCATACCGAGGCGGCAATGAGTGACACAACTAGAGAGCACGACGACGATTTCGCCTTCCGCTGCTCAATCTGTTCTCTCGATTGGCCAGTTCACAGCGATTATAACCCTTGCCCTTCTTGCCTTGAGCCGACCGACCGTTGCAAAGGCGTTTCACCGATGGGCGAGGATGAAGCAGCGTCGCTCAAGCGGCACGCTGACTTTGCGCGGTTCTATGAGGAATGGGATGAGTCGCATCCGGTCGAGAGGCTGGACCCGTCCTACGAAGAAGCCTGAGTAGCATGCACTGCTACTCCCGAATCCTGCCCCTTCTGGGGAAGACATACAGGCACTCTTTCAGCACTTTCATAGCAGTTTGCAAGCACTTCGACCAAGTGGTACAGAAGGTGCCTGGTACGAAGCCGATCAGGGGCAAGATCCTTGATACGGTTCTTGGACCCGAAGATGACGTAGAGTACGTGTCGCGTACAACTTAGAGCGCCCCCAACAGGCTCCGCATCCTTCAGGCATTGCCCCGCTATATCGACGTTTGGAGAATCTGTAAGTTTTGTCTATTGCACCTTTTGAGCAGCCGTTTGCTCACGGTATCTACAAGCAGAAGTACGCCCACCCCGGAGAAGAATGGGCGACCACAGCGAAGCGAGTATCGCACTACGTGCTCGGCGCGCTTGACCTAGACGGCTCAGACCACTACTACCGACTACGAGACCTGATTACGTCTCGCCAGTTCATGCCAGGAGGGCGCTATCTGTACGCCGCTGGCCGCGACCTTCACCAGACGCAGAACTGCCTGCTACTTCGCGCCGACGACACGCGTGAAGGCTGGGCTGATTTGACGCGCAAGTCAACGATGGCGCTCATGACCGGCGCTGGTATCGGCATCGATTACTCAGCCGTCAGAGCGTCTGGTTCGATCATCGCTCGCACGGGAGGCATCGCCTCTGGCCCGATCTCGTTGATGAAGATGATCAACGAAGTCGGCCGCAACGTCATGCAGGGCGGCAGCCGCCGTTCTGCTATCTGGGCGGGCCTGGCGTGGTGGCACGCTGACGTGTTCGACTTCATCGAGTCTAAGAACTGGTCTGAAGAAGTGCGCGCGCTCAAGGAGGCCGACTTCACGTTCCCGGCCGACTTGGATATGACCAACATCAGCGTTCAGCTTGATCGTTCGTTCTTTGATGCATACAGTGGCAACGAGAACACGATTATCGATCAGCGAGTGGAAGATCTTGCCGACGAGAATGGCGCGGTAGAACTAGGCAGCGATGTGTACTGTGCACCTGATGGCGGAACTTGGCAGGCGTGGGCTAAGCGCGTATATGAGGAAACCACGGATCGCATGCTTCGTACAGCGGAGCCAGGTTTCTCTGTTGACTATGAGAATCGCCATGAGTCCCTACGCAACGCGTGCACGGAGGTAACGTCTGAGGACGATTCTGATGTGTGCAACCTGGGGTCGCTCAACATGGCCCGGTTTGACACGCTCGACCAGTTCTCTTCGGCTGTACGCGACGCGACGCTTTTCCTCGTTGCGGGCACGGTTTACTCTGACCTGCCATATGACGAGGTCTACGAGACGCGCGAGAAGAACCGCCGTCTGGGCCTCGGCGTCATGGGTATTCATGAATGGCTGCTCAAGCGCGGGCGTAAGTACGGCCCGGACGCAGAACTGGCGAAGTGGCTTGAGGCGTACGAGCGCAGCACGGAGTACGCGTGGGACTGGGCAGACCGCTTTGGCCTGTCTCGACCTGTCAAGGCGCGAGCCATCGCGCCGACCGGCACGATTGGAATCGTAGCTGAGACGACCACCGGCATCGAGCCGATCTTCTGCGCTGCGTACAAGCGCCGTGTCCGAAACGCGGGCGTGCGAAAGGACACCATCGAGTTCGAGTACGTCGTAGACCCCACAGCTAAGCGACTGATCGATCAGGGCGTGGATCCGAACACCATCGAAGACGCCTACACGCTCTCCTACGACGTGGAGCGCCGTGTGCAATTCCAGGCGTGGGTCCAGCAGTACGTCGATCACGGAATCTCTTCCACGATCAATTTGCCGTACCCGATCTCAGACAAAGCAGAGCAGGCTGACTTCGGCCGCACGCTGCTGGAATACCTACCGAAGATGCGAGGCGTCACCGTCTACCCGGACGGCGCTCGTGGCGGCCAGCCGCTTTCGCCTGTGCCGGTCGATTACGCACTTGAGAATTCCGGCGTTCGCTTTGAGGAATCGGAAGAGCGCTGCGTCGGCGGGGCATGTGGTGTATAGTTAGTAGTTCCTGAACGCTACCTCGTAGTCATCGAAGGCCCTCGGATCACTCCGAGGGCCTTTGTCATTTCTGGGTGTATGGTTCTCTCCATGGCTTCAGGAATCTCAGGCGCTAACAGCAGGACTATCTCGCGTGGATCTAATTGGACTCAGTCCTCCTACGCGCGTCCTGCCCAGCTAACAACATCACTTGCCGGTGCAAACAACGACTTGACCTACATGGCGAAGGCGTACTCGTCTGCCAGTAACAACATCAGGATTCGTTACGTCGTAGCCGGTGCATCCACGCCCCTGACTGTCTCCGTTTCTTCGAACGACATCACCGTCAACGTAGCCACTAACGGTTCATCTGCCGCCACGTCTACGGCGGCGCAGGTCGCTGCCGCTGTGCTGGCCTCTACGCCAGCCATGGCACTGCTCGGCTCCGTGGACAACGCTCCGGGTAACGATGGAACCGGCGTTGTCGCCGCGCTGGGCTTCACCAACCTGGCCGGTGGGGCTGACAACGACTGGGCACGCGGCTCGGGAACATGGAACCGCCGCTCGGTAGGCAAGTCCTTCTCTACGATTTCGTAGTAGCGCTGGCGGGCAGTGGACTTCCCCGCCTTATCAATCGAAGCCCACGCTAGTAGGAGAGGCCGCTGATCGCGGCCTCTTCGCTGTCACGACGCTCCGTACCTTTTTGTGTATGGAAACTTTGCGCGACGTACCGTTTGTAGTTGACCTTGGCATCAAGGCTGCTGACGGCGGTGTCATCGAACTAGCAAACGGCGACCTGCTCATCGAAGGATGGGGGGCCAACTACGACCTAGATCGTGAGGACGAAGCCTTCGAAGAGGGCGCGTTCGGAAAGGCTCTCTCTAAGTTCCTCGCTGGTAACGCCCCTCTCTGCTACCACCATAAGTACGACACGATCATCGGTCGTGTCGCTGACGCCTTCCCTGTTCCCGGTAAGGGAATTTGGGTGAAGGCCATCGTGGACTTCCAGCCAGAGGGATCCCCATGGAGGCACATCTACGAGGGCATCAAGAAGGGCCGCATCAACCAGTATTCGTGTGGTGGCATCTTCAAGCGCAAGATGACCAAGAGCGGCCCGCGCATCTTTGACGTTGACCTACTTGAGTGGAGCGCTACACCCATTCCTGTCGGACGAGGCACCACTTTCTCTGTTGTCGCCGGTAAGGCTCTGGAAGCTCCGTACGAAGGCAAGGCTGAACTGGATGAGGATGAGCAGAAGGTAGCCGAGGCTGCCGCTGCCCGCGAGCTTGGCGATCACGACAAGGAAGTTCCGGAGACTGGGACACCCGCAAAGCCAGCGCCAGAGCGCGAAGAAGAGGAAGAGGCTCAGCGCGAGGTTGCCGAGGAAGAGACCGATGAAGATCGCGAGGCCCGCGAGAAGGCGGAAGCTGAGGCTGCCGCTGCGGTAGAGGCAGAGGCTAAGAAGGTTGACGGTGAGTCCATCGCTCCCGGCTCGATCACCACTGAGCATTTGTCTGAAGAATTGCGCTCGCGCTTCTCTGAACTGAAGCTTGAACCGGAGACGCCAGAAGGCCCTTCAGTTGAAGAACTGGCAGCGGCGTTGGACAAGCTCGGCGAGTCACTGAATGCCGTGGCGACGCGCGTCGGCATCAAGGTCGAAGATGACAAGCCGCAGGTTCAGAAGCCCGAAGAAGTGACACCGACCACAGGGCCTGTGGTCTTCAACTAGGCCCATGTGGGACGAGTCTGTCACAGGCGTCGGTAGCTTTTACCTCACTGCAATTCACCCGAAGTGCCCTACCTGTCAAACAAGGGTCTAAGGTTTTAGGAGAAATGGAACTCACCGAGATCATTCAGAAGATTGAGACCCTAGAGGCCAGTGCTCGCGAGCTTCTCGCGAGGGCCGAGGGTGACGCCTCTACTGAGGACGTAAAGTCCTTCCAGACCAAGGTAGACGAAGAGATCATGCCAGAGATCGCTCGTCTTCAGGCTGAGCGCGCCGCTAAGGAGCGCGAAGAGGAAGTCAAGGCTCTCACCGCCAAGGTCACCACACTTGATGAAGTCATCAAGGAACTCAAGAAGCCAGTCGGCCCATTCCACATCGGAAAGGCCGTTGAGACTGAGTCTGGTGACGAGTCCCCGTACGAGACGGGTGAATACTCCTTCTACAACGACGTACGTCTAGCCGCGAAGGGCATGTCAGACGCTCACCAGCGTCTCGCGATGGCTGTCGGCGGTAAGGCTATGACGGAGACCGACAAGACCGGCCAGGGTCACACCTACGGCGGCTACCTTGTCGATAAGCAGATCGAGCGCCAGATCGTTGAGGCCCGCGAACTGGACAACGCTCTCCGTGCTTTGTGCTCCAAGCTGAACGTCACCACGACGGACATCCAGCTTGATCAGCTAAGCCTTGCAACGACTGCCGGTTGGGTAGCGGAACTTGCTCAGAAGCCTGAGGCTACGAGCATGGCTCGCGTATCGGTCAGCGCGTCTGTCTTCACGGCAGCCGGTCTGGCGACGATCTCCAACCAGCTACTCGCTGACTCTAACCCGGCTGTTGACCGTCTGGTCACCGCCGACCTGGCGAAGCGCCTGGTTGCCCTTGAGGAAACCGCGTTCATCGCAGGTACGGGTACCGGTCAGCCTCTCGGACTGCTCAACACCCCTGGCCTACAGGCGGTTACCAACTCCGTAGTCGGCGTCGCCGCTGACGGCGGTCTCCTTGACTCGATCCTAGACGCAATCGCGCTAGTCCAGCAGGAGCACGGTAACCCGACAGCGATCCTGATGCACCCACGCACATGGACTCGCGTACTGAAGACCAAGGACGCTCAGGGCGCGTACATCGTCGGACCGACCGACTTCTCGGCACCAAGGGCTGCGACACAGAGCCTGTTCGGTATCAGGGTTGTCCTGTCGAACCGCGTACCGACTAACCTCGGTGGCGGCACGAACGAGTCGCGCGTCGTCGTCGGTGACTTCTCCGAGGCTCTGATTCTGGACCGTCAGGGCATCACGGTAGATGAGTCCCCACACGTCTACTTCACGACAAACCAGACGATCTTCCGTGCGGAGCAGCGTGTCGGCTTCACGGCAGCACGCGCACCAAAGGCTTTCGCAGTCATTGGTGGCACGGGACTAGCGAACGGCTAAGCGCCGAGGAACACAACATGCCAGAACAGCGACACAAGGGAAGCGGCACGCTCAGGGAGGTAAGGTCTGGCGTCGATGGAGCTACCTCCATCAACGAGTCCACCTTCGTCACTGACGAGCAGGTTCTTGACCACTACGGACCGCTAGCGGTTCAGATTCCGGAGGACTCCGGCGCTGATGGAAGTTACATCAGCATGGGCCTGGCCGACGCGCTAGAAGAGGGTCACGTAGAGGGCAAGTTCGGAACCTCTGCTGCACCGGTACCGGTTCACCCTGATCCGGACTCGCTTGAGGACTCTTCTGGAGTTCGCGCAGCGGGCGACGACAGCGGTGACGACTTCGAGCCTGACCACGACACTGTGGTTGGCCCGGACTACCACAAGGAGCCAGCCGTCCTCCGCGACGCGCGCGAGGCTGACGACGCTGAGGATCGCCCCGATCCGGAGAAGTCTCGCCAGCTAGAGGCTCAGCCACCGGACGCGACGAAGACCGCAGGCGACGACCGCGTAGCCAACGCTTCGACTCCGACCGACACCCCGGAAGACCGCAAGTAAGCTTCCTCACCGCTACAACTAAGTAACTAACTTCAGGGACCCGCCATGTGCGGGTCCTTGTCGTAGAATTAGGTGAGTTATGGCCGATCTGATCACACTTCCACGACTCAAGACGGCGCTGGGATACGCAACGCCCAACGCTCCACACAACGATGATGCCAAGTTGTCGGCTGCTATCTCCGGCGCGTCGGCGATGATCAGAAATTACACCGGCTTGAAGTTTGAGATCGCATCTGGAAGCGTCGCAACCACAAGGTCGTTTGAGTACGATGGTTCAGGTTACCTTGATATCGATGAGTGCTCCACGATCACGTCAGTAGTCTCGAAGTCCGGCTACACGACTGTTCCCTCCACACCGCTGACGCTCTCTGTCGATGAGTGGGCAGCATACCCGCTGAACCTGCCGGTGAAGTTGTGGCTTCGTATGGCCGAGAACTATTACGGCGGCGGAATCTCACCGGAAATGGGCTTCGCGTACAACCTTGACACGCTCGCCTATAAGTACCCCTTCAAGCCAAACGTGATCGACGTGACGGCGATCTGGGGGTGGCTGGCAATCCCGGCCGACATCGAGCAGGCGACAATCTGGACATCGGTATCGATCAACGAGAACCCCAAGCCGTACGCGTCCGAGGCCATCGAGAACTACTCGCGTACGCGCGGACCAGGAGACACCGACGAGGCGATCCCGCCGCGCGCTCAGGTCATCCTGGATTCGTACATCTGGCCGAAGATTTAGATGCCGCTACACGCTCGCACGCGGACCGTCTATGTGCGTAATGATCTCGGTCGTTTCGCGGCTGAGCTAGAGCGCGCTCGTAGGCGTTCTATCGAGCGCAGCGTAGAGCGCGGTGCGCGAATCTCAAGGCGGCTGGCTCCGTCTGGCACGGCCAGCGGCCGACGCTCCTATGCGACGCGTCCGGGCTATGTACCGCTCAAGAACTCAATCCGCACGCGAGTGAACATCGCAGGAAAC